GTTCATTCATATGGATTTATTATTTATAGTAATGCGGTCAAAACACATTTAAATAAAATTCATTAAATATATTTATATATGTCAGAATTCACTAGAATCCCGATTGAAGTTGAGAACAACGAAACTAACGAAACTGAGGAAACTAATGATATACAACCAAAACTAACAATATTATCAGAAGATCCTAAAATATTTACGATTGACAATTTCATCACTCCTGACGAATGTGATCATATGATTAAATTGGCGATACCTGAACTAATTGATAGTGTTGTAAGTGATTCTAAAGGTGGATATGTTTCATCTGGTAGAACAAGTAAAACAGCATGGATCGACCATTTCCATGATAAAATAACCTCCTATTTATCAACAAGAATATCAGAAGAGGTTAACATGCCAATAGAGAACGCAGAAAAGTATCAAATAGTACATTACGGCGAAACTAATGAATACCGTTCGCATTATGATAGCTGGGATCATAATGGTTCTGATAAAACTCTTCGTTGTATCAAACATGGAGGACCAAGGGTTTTAACAGCATTAGTATATTTGAATAAAGTCGAGGAAGGTGGTTCAACACGTTTTGATAAATTGAATATAGATGTTCAGCCAGCTCAGGGAAAATTATTGGTTTTTCAAAATACATATACCGGTTCTATTAATAAACACCTTCTTTCACAACATGCTGGTATGCCAATAGTAAAGGGTGAAAAATATATTTTTAATTTATGGTTTCGTGAATGTCCCAAAAGTATGTTGTATTCCGAATTTAATCCTGGCTACTATACCGCGATTAATAAAAAGACTTCCGAATCAATTCATACCCCTATTAAAGTTGAATCCGTTTCAGAGAGCAATATATTTAAATTACATCCAGAAAAGAATATATTAAAATTTGAATCATTATTAACCAAAAGTGAATGCGATGATTTGATAAATATATGCACATTCTCTGAAAGTAAATACCCTAGTGCATGGATTAAGAATGTAGATCAGATAGATATAATTAACACTATTGCAAAAATATGCAGGACTACTCCTGATTTTTTAGAGAATATGAATGTAATCAAATATGGAAGTCATGTAGTTCACGGACCCTTCCAGGATGCATATGACATTTCCACTGACAAAGGGAAAACATATACTGAAAAACTGGGACAACGTGTCCAAACTATATCAATTTGCTTGAGTGACAAAATGAAATACGCGTTTCCTAAGTTAAATACCGAAGTTATTTGTAATAAAGGTACTGTTATGATATACGATAATGTTGGAACCACACGCAATCGTGACGAAAATATGTGCCATCGTTTGACAAATGATAACGATATTGACGGATACATTATAAATGTTTATGTAAGAGAGAAGGACAAATCAGGAAATGTAAATAAAAATTTCCAGTTTGATGATACACAAACTAAAGATACCACAAATAACGATACCGTTGTATCCAATCCAATTCACGAAACACCTAATATTAAAGAGAATCATTTAGATACATTTAATACCGTATTAAATTTGTTTGAAAATAAAAAAATTACTAGAGGATGGGCTGGACATAAACAATTTATATATGGATTTAAAGGAGATTTTTCATATTTTAATGAATGTGTATTACGATTCAAAAAGTTACGTGATGATGGAAAAGGATTGATGCTTAAAAACGTAAATAAGGAATATGTATTTGACGAATTCACTCCAGTTATTGCGAGTGAAGTGGTACATACAGAAATGTTAGCTTTACTTATGGAATATTATAGGAAAACTATCGAAAACAAAGTTTTTCAGTTGGGTGATAGACAGTCTAATCGTTTTAAAGCCCATAATGAGCCTTTTTCGCGTTTTTTACATTATGAAATTCTACCATTGATTGAGGCAATTACAAGCAAAAAACTTAAACCTACATACACATATCTTTCTTCGTATGTAAATGATAGTGAATTACCAGCACATACTGATCGCGAAGATTGCGAGTACACTGTATCCTTTCTAGTAAATAAAGACAAAGATTGGCCAATATTGTTACACAAAGTAAAGCAACCCGTAAAATATAAAGGAAGATCTAGTTTCACGCCAAAAACCAATGAATGCTTATCGTTAGATTGCGAAAGTGGTGGGTTAATTATTTTTAGCGGCACAGATCATATTCATTTCCGTGAAAAATTTACTGGCGAATTCTATGATATTCTGCTATTACATTATAGATCCGATGATTGATTGGATTATTACAAAGTTCAAAAATGAATTTATAGTATATAAGTTTAAATATCTAAAAAAAATACACATTATAGACTATATGGATTATAAAGTGTATGAGAATGTTTTTGATGACGATTTCATCAATTATATATTAAATAATCTAGATGAATCCCGTTATAGAGACGGTAGAGTAGGCGCAGGAGGAAGAGTAAATCTTAATCAAAAAAACAGAAAAGATTTATTTATCCAAGAAACCGCATTATTATCTAAAATAGACGATAAAATATATTCAAACCTGTATAAAGAGATAAAAGAGAATTTTTCTGATATTAAATATCGTGAACGATGGAAAGCCGGTAAATACATTGGAGAAGCAAATGGTTTCTATAATGTTCATAGAGATGATTCAGATGAGACAGCGTTCCGCAGTACATCAATGATTATAGCATTATCAGACCCCGATGATTATGAGGGCGGAGAATTATGTTTTGATAGTTTTGATTTTTCTACAAAACTGAAGAAAGGATCAGTAGTCGTATTTAAATCCTCAATATTCCATCATGTAAATCCGGTCACTAGTGGAACACGTGTAGTACTTATATCATTCTTTTTTGATGAAACTGGTAAGGAGATCAAAAATAAAATCACTGGATTGCGCGATTTTACACCCTATAAACCTATTTTATCAAGTATGTCGCTTGAATATGATGACTACGTTGACGAAAGTAGAGTTGAGTCAGTAATGACCAAAATTGTAGGTGATGTGGATTATTCTGATAACGGAAGCAAACATGCCTGGAGTGATAAAGATGACTATTTATATGAGGATAATGGTGGCGATGTTCTTTTGGTAACTTTTGCTGGAATGGGATGGAAACAATCAATACCCACATTTATATTTTACAATTTTTTGAAGCAATATACTAATATCGACAAATTATTCTTGCGCGATATCAATTGTCGCTATTATATGAGCGGTCTAAAGAATTCAACAATGTCGTTGGAAGAAACGGTTTCATTAATAAAGGAAAAAATTGCGCATAAGAAGTATAAAAAAATTATTGGTTTAGGATGTTCCGCTGGTGGATTTGCTGCTATATTATACGGTGAGTTGCTAAAATTTGACAAGGTATTGGCATTTGCTCCTCAAACAGTAATAAATAAGAAAAAGGATGAATTAATAGGCGATAAATATAACGCACCCAATACATGTCGTTGGTTAAGGGATAAGAAGCCCGACGATGAAATGTATCAAAAGTCCTTAGATTTAATAAATTATAGACCATTTCATTCATCCATTGATATTCATTATTCTATTAATGGTAATAATGGCATAGACAAAAAGCACGCATTATATTTAGAAGATAGTAAGTGTAAAATTATTGAACATCCAGGAAATGATCATATGATAGCATTATCATTAAGAAATAATGGTAAATTGAAAGAGATTATAGAAAAAGAAATATTTTTAGAGTCTAATATTGAATCTAATATTGAGTTAGAAATCTCGGCGATGTAACTTCAATCACCAACGATTATACCATGATTATACCATGATTATACCACGATTATATCATTATAATGGCTCATCTAATGTGTTATAATTATATTTATTAAATAAAATAATAAATATAATGAAAGGTAAATTGATATATGAACTATTTACAGGTGTAGGATTTTGTAATCAATTATTCTCTCTAGAGACTGCTATTTATCTAGCAAACATTAGTGAGCGTAAGTTAATTCTATTAATAAGAAATCCATTATGTCATTGTGGTCAAGCTTCATGGAATCATGGAGACTTCATATCATTGTTTTCCAATATAAATACTCTTTTACCATTTGGACTCGAAATATATAAACATCATATACCTGGTAAGATTCATGAATTAATAGGACAATCGCGAACTGTATTTGAGAGACCGTTCTCTCATATAGCTATAGTAGACAAAAATATATACGAATTGTTTGGCAAAGACTCAAAATACATAAAAAATTTTGCTGGAGGAAGAGAGCTAGTAATTTTTGATATAAATGATTTTAAAGAACCACTTATATATATAAGTAAAAGTAATGCGGCACGTTGCTTAGTAACATTTTTAACAAATGAAGACAATATGCGTAAAATGGTAAATATTTGTAACGTATTATCTAACTATAAAATTAATTTACCTACAAAAGAACTACCTTCCGAATATATTTCAATTCATTTTCGTTTTGGTGACGTAAGATATGATTCCAGTCATATTAATTCAGTTCAAAATAATCATAATCAACTATTACTGAATAACCTAAACATTTTAAACACCACTAATATTCCATTAATGATAATGAGTGATAGGAAAGATGCTAATATATTAGATGAACTAAAAAAAAAATATAAAATCTATTTCACAGAAGATTATATAGATAAAGGGAAAAGTGTAATAGAATCATTTTTAACTCAAAAACATATTTGTGAGCAAGGAAAAGAATTTATAGGATATTACAACAGTACAGTATCGCATCATATTCATTATAAACGATATTTAAATAACAATGATACAGAAATGTATTTTGTAAATAAAAGGTACGAGAAAAATAATGATATAGATAAATTCACGTGGAATATTAATGGTATAAATGGTCCGTCTATATCCTGGTCTTTATTTTGTCCTGATACATTAATGAAAACGAATGATAAAAAGTTCTATATAACTAAAGTCAGTCAAAAATTGGTTAATAAGAAAAACAAAAAAGTAATTAGTTTTTGTTTATATGGAATTAATGATATACGAGATGAGAAGCGTAATTTTTTGAAAGGGGTTTATGTTAATTTTGAATTAGCAAAAACAATATATCCTGACTGGATATGCCGAGTTTATATTCCCATTTCAGAACCGATGGAGTACGTACATCCTTTATTAGAATTGGAAAATTTAGAGGTTATAATTGTAGATACTAACATATGTTTACGCGCATTACGTTTCTTACCATATGATGATACCGATGTTGATATTTGGATATCCCGCGACTTAGACTCTGTATTAAATGTACGAGAAAAAGTAGCTGTAGATGAATGGATGAAAGGTGATAAAAAATTACATGTAATGGCTGATAATCATCAGCATGGATGGAATATTGCGGGAGGTATGTTTGGTATTAAAAACGATTATACGGTGAATTTTACGAAATTAGTATTAGATATATCATCAGAAAATGGAAATCAAAATACCTTTGCTATAGATTGTAAAATTACGGATGATATTTTTTATAATACTTACAAAACATCACATATTCAACACTACTCTGGTGGTACAAAATTACCCAATTCATTCCCATTTCCAGAACATGAACCAATAGAAAGTAGATTCGTAGGAAATATATCGGATATACAAAAATATTATTTGAAGTTAGGGTTACAAAACAAATATTGTTTGAGAAATAAAGTAAAATTATTTAATATGGATTTACATATTAGTGTCATCGCTGATATAAAAGATATTTTTTCAAAATTATGTTCAAATGTAGAAATTACAGATTGGAGCTTAAGTGGACATACATGGGTATTCAATCGGACAAGAGAAACCCCTGATATTATAAATGATAAAACATGGAGAAAAATTGATTTAGATATGATTAAGGAATTTCAAACTAAATATGACGATTTTTTATCTGAGTTTGATGGGTTTATAGTCACTCATACTCCAGTATTTTGCTTGCTGTTTGAAAAATATAATAAACCAATATATCTTGTAAATAGTTGCCGTTACATACAACCATTTTGCTGGAATGATGGAAAGAATGACGCGATGATGAACTATTTGAATAAATCATTATTTAATATGTGGGAACGAAAACAACTCATAGCTATATCAAACAATAAAGCAGATCAAAGATTTTTAGAGCTAGGTACAAATATTAAGTCACGTCATATACCAAGTTTATGTTTATATACAAATGCGAAATATAATCCAATCCATAAAAAAATTGTTGTTATGGGTACAAAAAGGAAAGACTTATTACCTGTTATAGATAATGTGGTGTATAAGGATGATTTAAAAGGTCGCTACTCGTGGGATGAATTATATTCATACAAGGCTATAATTCTTATGCCATATGAAGCAAGCACCATGTCTTTATTTGAGTATTATTCTGCTAATGTCCCTATATTCACACCATCCCTACAATTTCTAAAATCGTTGATAATGAAGGGAAAATATCCATGCATTGGAAGTAGGTATTTTCAATTTCAACATCCGCCATGCTTCAATGAGGCTCTGAATGGTTATCCAGGTATGTCATTTTTAGACTTTTGGTTAGATAAAGCAGATTTTCACGATAACGAAAATATGCCACATATCATATATTTTGACTCATTTGAAGAATTGAAGAATTTAATTTTGAATACAGACTATAGATTTGTCAGTGGAAACATGATGAAATATAATATAAAACGTAAAGAAAATGTTTTTTCTCAACATAAACAATTGTTATCAGACTCATTTAAAAATGTGTCTTTTGTATGCGATAATATTGTACCTCCTTCATATGGTCCCCGTAGTGGTTATGGTAGAAATCAAAGAGGAATAGAAAAATATATTAAGCAAAATGTAAATAGTACTACATCATTTTTAGAGATAGGTCCCGGTGGTGGTCAGTGGAGTAGAGAAATTTATTCAATCGCTAAACATTTACATTGCGTTGATATAAAATCAGCAAAAGAAAATCATTTTTGGAATTACGTGCCACAAAGTGATAAGATATCGTATCATCATGTCAATAATAATCATTTAACATGTATAAATGACAATACGATAGATTGTGTATTTACATACGATACTTTTTGCTATTTAACATATAATGAAATCAAGAATTATATGACAGCCTTAAAAACAAAGTGTAGACCTGGATGTAAACTATTCATTTCATATGGAGATATTTACAAATTTTTTAAAAATGAACCTCATCGCATATCAAATTGTGAAAAAGAGTATAATATATTCAATGATCACGATAAATTAAAATCAACAATGAATGAATATTTTGATGCGGTTCCTGTAAAAGGAAAATGGTTCTGGTTAGGAATTGATAGATTTTGCAAACTTGCTATCCAATGCGGGTTTAAAGTAATAGAGAAAGATTTGAACATTGATAAAACGAATCCGTTGACTTATTTAGAATGTTAATAAATAATCATGCCATGATCGTTCGTATAACACCATAAATATAAATATGATATAAACTGATATCATATTAATATTTGATTAAAACTCAAAATTAATTAGATCGTTTGTTTCAACCATGTTTTCTGAATACTTGTATCTATTATTTACCCAAATATGATAATATGTAATTACGTTTTGTGGTTGGATTTTTCCTCCTTTATGCACATTAGCAATAATATCACCTAGTCCTGACGTTCTATGTATGTGTTTATCATAATGTCTCTCTTGTGCGATATATTTACATATTTGAGTTACGTTATTATTAATAATGTCCGTTGTATTTTTATTTGTAAGTAATTTACTAGACATGCCTATATGTGAATCTTTATCGTGGAGAAATAAACGAAGATTGTTATCATTTCTAGAAGGTATATATATAAATTCATCACAATCAATTAACGCAATCCATTTACAATAATATTTAAGAGCGGATATTCCGATTGTTAATGATACCCTTTGAATATTGTTCCAATGACCACATTTGGCTTTGTAAGGGAAATCTACAATAAATAAATTTGAATACTTTGAATCAAGTTCTTTTATTTTGTCCGTCCTAGTTGAGGTATTATTGAATATAACAATGAAATCAAATCCAATTTTAATACAATAGTTGAACCACTCCTCTAGTCTATTATCTTCATCTTTACACATAGTTGATATTATAATTGAGTCTGGGTGAAATTTTGTTTTGATACTTTCAAATGGGAATTTCATAACCATTTTTTTAGATTCATAATCATCCTGACAAATTGTAACTTCTTTATCTTTGAATTTTTCAAGTGTACCGTTAAATATTGCTTTACACTCCGTTCCGTATTTACCTATAGTTAATGGATAATATAGTTTATCATCTATTTTCATATGAAAACTATTATTTAAAGGACTTCTATAGCATTGAATTATTAATGTCATTTCATTGGTTTCTTCATTATAAATACACGTTTCGTTCATAATAATGTGATATCTTTCAAATCCTTCCATTTATAATATATATATATATATTATATATATGTTACCATTTTTATCATTATTTTATACCCACTTTAAATGTAAATTCTGATGAATATTATTTCCATGTCCTCGCAATAATGCTAACCACAAGGAAACATTTCCCGAACCACAAATAATTGTATGACATTTTTGTAACATAAACACGCATGCTAACATATATAACCCGTGTATATAATTACGACCCTTTTTATCATCTTTACCCCATTTTCCCATAGATTGCGAAATTTCACTTATAATTGTAACCTTATTACCGTATAATTCTGTAACCTCGTGTCCAAAATGTGACACATCTGTTAGACAGACAATATTAAAATTTGGATACGTATCTATAATTTCGGTTAATTTTTCTAAAAATTCTATTTGTGACGCGATTTTTGTTTCGGCTGATTTATCGGTACCTCTATAATATATACATATCGTCTTTTCATAATCAATATCATATTTGTTTTCCAACTCGTCTATCTTTTCTCGTACCGTATCACTGGGATTAAAATAATGTTTTACAAATGGATTATAGGAATCAAAATCAAAAGTTTTGTATGGTAAATATTGGTGGTTAAAGTTGAAATTGGAAACTCCTATATATGTGAAAGGTTGATTAGATTCTAAAAAAAAATGATCCCGTATATCTATACATTCATGTTCAATATCTTTATAATCGGACCACGATTTACTGGAATCTATTTTTTTTGGTAGTTTTTTATACAATTTATGATAATAAATTATATTGTCTAATATGACACTACAAAATGAAAACATACCCCTACCTAAACAAATCGTAATTTTTTCTTCTACTATATTAGCTTGGAAATAACCCATATATATATATATATATATTATATAATTATATATTTTATACCCACTTTAAATGTAAATTCTGATGAATATTATTTCCATGTCCGCGCAATAGCGCTAACCACAAGGAAACATTTCCCGAACCGCAAATAATTGTATGACATTTTTGTAACATAAACACACATGCTAACATATATAAACCATGCGTATAGCTTCTTGCTTTTAAGTCACGCTTTTCCGAGGAATACATAGATTGCGATACTTCTTTAAATATAGTCACCTTTTCATGATAAATATTTGTTATTTGGGTTTCAAATGAAATCTCATCAGTTAGACATACAATATTAAACATTGGATATTTTTCTACAATTTCAGATAGTTTATTAAGAAAATCTGCTTGTGACGCGATTTTTGTTTCGGCTGATTTATCGGTACCTCTATAGTATATACATATCGTCTGTTCATAATTAATATTGTATTTTTGTTCCAATTCATTTATTATTCCATTAACCGTTTTACTAGGATTAAAATAATGTTTCACAAATTTTGTAATTATTGAAAAGTCTAAGTTTTTATATTCTGCAAACTGACAATTATAATGAAAATTAGATTTACCTGAAAATGAAAACGTATTATTAGATTCCATAAAAAAATGACTTGTTATATCTTTCCCTTTAGTCTCTTGTGTTTTGTAATGACCGAACGCATTTTGTCCATCTATTATTTTTGGTAATTCTTTATATGTGTTATGATAATGACATACGTTATCCAGTTTTACACTACACCATGAGAACATACCACCTCCTGTTTTTAATATTATTTTTTTTTCTTTTTCGTCTAATAAAAAATTGGCCATGATTTATATATATATATATATATTACAATAATAATTATATCTCATTTTCACCATTTTATTTAAGAATTTATAATATCATTAAGTATTTATAATATCACTAAGTATTATTATGAACATTGAATTGATCAATGGAGCTCACCACGAATGGAACTTTTGGGAATATTTATTGCAAGAAATATTTCCTGAATTTAATATTTCAGGCAGACCACCCTGGAAAAGAGAAAGAGAACCAACAAATAAACATCTAATTGTCTCTGCCAATTTAGATTGTAATAAGTTTAAGGGCTATAAAAAGGATGGTATCACGTATGAATTGAGGGAAGAAGACCGTATACCTATTTTGTTTTATACAGGAGAACCATTTGATGTTAATGTCGTTGATTTAACAGGAAATCATAAATATGTAATAATATCATCACTAAAGCAAATTAAACAGGATAATATATATCATATACCATTTGGAGTATTTTGGTACACTCATTTTTATTTAAATAAATATTTACATAAATACAGAGATAATGATACAATATGTATTGATAATAAATATATTATTGGATATTGCGCAACAAAGGAGACAAAAGAGCGAAAAGAATTTATGGAAAAGATATCTAATGAAATAAATAATGTAAACAGTATCGTTTGTTTTGGAAAAGATAATAATTATAAATGTATTGTGAAGCAAATACAACGTACGTCTAATGGTAACATTAATGTTATTCATGAATATAATACATGTAAATTTGTTTTGTGTATTGAAAATTGTTCAAGAAAAGGGTATCTAACAGAAAAGATTATTTGTGCGTTCGTCTCAGGAGCTATACCAATTTATTGGGGCGATCATGCATACGCTAAGTCATTGTTTAATCATAAATCCTTTATATGTATTCAGGACTTTCAGAACTTTGACGAGTGTATCGCTCATATATTAAATATGAGCGACGATGATATCATAGCAATGAAAAAACAACCAATGTTCACAAATAATATAATACCGGACGTCTTTAATATTACAGATTTCTCTGATGGTAGTTATTATGGTAATTTTAAAAAATCAATACGAAATATGGTTTTAGATTAAATATTTGACATATTTATTTAGTAATCATATTAAATATTTGACATATTTATTTAGTAATCATACTAAATATTTAATATTATCCTATTAAATAGATGAATCTTTTACATCAAAAATATCCTAACGAAATTATAAACCAACTAAAAACTAAAAAATATCTATATTTAAAATTAGGATCTGTTGAGATGAATGTTTGTGGTCATGAGAACAATATTGACCATTTACCTTCCCAATTTCCACCAGATCAATTAGTAAAAACAAAGAACAGTATTGATCAATATTTAAGAAAAAATGCGGGTTTCTATTTTAAGCAACCATACAAAGACAAATATACCGCAACAAACTCAAGAGATGCTTTTTCCATTTTCATCACATTGTATGTAAACGCAATGCTAAAAGCTGATTGTAATTTTCTGTATCAATTCCATGTAAATGATTACGAAAGACTATTTAATAGAAATTTACATAGGTTTAAAACCTTAGTATTTGAAGAAGAAATAGGAATTTATTTAGAATTATTTGAATATTATACAACAGTTCTTAATAAAAAAATATTAATCATCTCAAGTATGGTAGATACGATGAAGTTTCAAATAAATAAAATGAAAAAACTATTCCCAAATTATAATATAAAAGTAGAAAACATTATTTTTTATAAATCATTCAATACTATCGAAGGTAATGCTACTCATTCAAACTGGTATGAATCATTTTGTATTATGAGAGATGAAATTAAGAAAATAAATTTTGATTATTGCTTTTTAGGGTGTGGATCATATGGCCCACCTCTCGCAGATTTTATTTACAGTGAAATGGACTGTTCGTCATTTTCTGTAGGTGCTACAATTCAACTTTTATTTGGGATAACTGGTAAACGTTGGGAATCAAGGTTGAAACACGATAAATATTTTTATTGTAAATATAGAAATGAACATTGGATTAAGCCATTACAACATGAAATTCCTAAAAATCATAAAGATGTTGAAGATGGATGCTACTGGTAGATAGGGGGTAACTCGGATAATTTCTCGGATTTAAAGCTAATTTTTATATTGCAACGCTTATTATTTTCCATTTACATATGCATTATCTGCTTCTTTTTTGGCGGTTGTAGCCATAATTAGTATTTGATTGTCATATGTATAATTACTTTGTTACGTTTGGATATAAATATAATATACATATATACTTTATATGAAGGTAGGTTTTTATGAACGTCAATTATGTGAAAGAGGTACTACAGTTGCTATTTTTGACTATGCCTATTTCAATGAAAAAATATTGGGAAATGAATCTGTAATATTTTATTTAAACAATCCTCCACAAGAACCAAATGGAGAAGATGTAAAAAAAAAATTTGAAAAAAATTTTAAAATCTATGGAATAGATAAATCAGAAGATATAGATGAAATTGTCAAAAAAGAAGATATTGATATATTATATCAACTTTCCCTTGGTGGAAATTCTCACATACATAGTAAGTTTTGTAAAAATGTAATACACTGTGTATTAGAATGTAATAATGTTGCAAAACATTTTTCAAAAATGGCGACTATTAGTAAGGATGTATTTAAATGGAAATCCGATACACCAATAGTTCCTCATATGATAAATTTACCGAAACACCATGATAATATGCGAAAAGAGTTGAATATTCCTGAAGATGCTGTTGTTTTTGGACGCTATGGAGGAGAAACAGAGTTTAATATATCTTATGTACATCATCATGTAATTGTAGTGGCGCGAGAACATCCTGAAATCTTTTTTTTATTTGTGAATACCAAAAACTTTTTACCAGATAGACTTAAAGATTCATACAATAATATCATATTTTTACCTAGGATTCCAGATGAACATCCACAATATAAGAAAGTCAAATTTATCAATACCTGTGACGCAATGTTATGGGGACGACAATGTGGAGAAGCATTCGGAATTGCATTAGGAGAGTTTAATATTTTCAATAAACCCATAATTTGCTCATTAACAAGACGCCATAACGCACATATTCGGATACTAGGTGAAAAAGGTATTTATTACCCGAATTGTTATGGTGATAAAGAATTAGATAAACAATTACCTATACCGCCAAAAAGTCTACCAGAAATACTTATAAATTTCAATCGTAATGAAGTACAAAAACAAGATTGGAATGCTTATCAAAAATTTACACCAGAAGTAGTGATGAAAATATTTGAAGATGTATTTTTAAAATAGTGACATTAAATAATGAATTTAATGAAATATATAATGAAATAAAATCAAAAAAGCCAATTATATATTTTTGGGTTTTAAACCAACCGATACAATAAAAATTATATGAAAAATATAACTTTTATCAAACAACCAAACAACCAAACAAACAAACCTAATCCATATTGACGGTTTTACACTCTAAATGATTTTCAAAACCTTCTACTTCACCTTCACTCGCAATTGGTTTCACAACACATTTGAATAAGGTATCGTCATACTCTTTACCTTCTTCGCACTGAATTATACCACCACTTTCCTCTATTGATGCTGCCACTGTTGCGGCGCATGTCCTAGCTCCTACCTCCATTTCAGAAGAGGCAACCGGTTCAGGTACATAATCTGCTCCTGTTCTAAAATCATCCATTTCTACATTGTCTGGATCAAATTTCCAATCATATTCGTCAAATATTAATTTATCGCGTTTTCTGATATCAGAACTTAATACAAAGGAACCTACAATAGATATACCAAGTAAGATTGGTATTACTAACATTGGTAAATATCCTTTAAACGTCAAATACACTACGACAATATTAACTAAAACCACGAAACATAATAGTTTCATATAGACTGACCACGCGCGATAGTATTTTTGGTAATAAGTTGTTATTTTAACTTGCGATTCTTTTGTATATTTCTCATCTTTGATTGCTATTATTTTTTGACGTATTTCTTCAATATTTTGTTCTGTGATTATCAATAATTGGATTTGTTGCTCATATTCTTTTGCGTTATATATCGCGGTCTCTTCTAAAGATCGCGTAATCTCATATATTTCGTTCATCATAGTATCGCGTTCATTTATTAATGTGTCAATACTTTCTATGTAATTATCTATTTCAGATTCCTCAATACCAGAATTTAGAAAACTATCCATTAATTCCTGTTCTGTAAATTGCGATGTATTAATATCTGCGATTAATTCGCTTAATCTATTTTCTAAAGGGGCCTGCGTTTCCATTATATACTATCAAATATTAATTATATTTAAACATAAGTTTAACTATCAATAATATTTATTTTCAAATCTTTCAAAGATTCTATATTATTCTCTATCAGTCCTAATAATTTTGTTCGTTCTAATTCCTTTTTATTTAATTCGTAATTTATATTTACATTTAATTTGTTAATAGCATCACGCTTGTTTAAATAGAGTGGTGGAAGTTTTTTATTATAATGTCTCTTAAACTTTTTAAAATCACTCATATATTTCAGTGTATTTATAGAATCCTGAATATCTTTCTTTAATGGAGAAATCGTAGAAAGTATATATGTACAAACCGTATTTGAGAAGGTTGGTTTAAGAATTTTGGTCACCTTACTATTTCTATATGGAATCTTAGATTTATTTATGTTCCTTATACATTCTTTTAAAGCTAAAATGCTTAAATTAATATCAGCATTTTCACGCATATTATGGTTTTCATTATATTTGCTTCTCGATGCTCTCTCGGATCCTGCCAAATCCACTAATTTAATATAGTAATTTCCTATATTTATTTGAAAAATTAAATGCGAACGACTAGAGGAATCATTTGAACTTGATACTCCTACATGTCTAGCTTTGTTTATTCTTTCAATAATATTGCTACGATTTTTAAGAAGTAGTTGATGACTCGTTAAATTCATAAATTTTACAGAGCCGTCTTTTAATTCACACTCTTTTACCGCAGCGTTACTGTTAAAAATATCATAACATTTATTTCTATATATTTGAATACCACTAAAGGTTATATTGTCACTAATCATGACCAGTTCATTTATCAGTAATTGAACAATACCATCATTACTTTCATTTCCTAATAGTGTGTACGTTTTACCTGATCCTGTTTGACCGTATACATAAAAAATAGAATTTTGTTTAGCCTGTATATTTTCTATTAATTGATGTCCAATTTCATGATAAATATCTTCATTATTATAATCAATATCAAATACCTTATCAAATGTAAACCCTTTTTTTGAATATATTTTGTCATTCATTACATTGACTTTTTCTTGGAATAATTGAATATTTGACTCTCGTAGCGTCACCTTATATGATTTTTTTTTAATTGTACTTTCTGGATGTAATCTTATTCGTGAATATATTTTTATTTTAGACATACATGTTCAAAAGAAAAAAATTATCTACGAATTAACAATACAGCACTGCTCAAACATATTCCTATAAAAGCAGTATAAGCAATATATGTACCCATGGATGTACTGTTATACGTACTGTTATACGTAGTACATTTATCATTATGCATTTGCGTAATAATGTTAGGTTTACTGATAAATCCTTCCTTTTTATATTCATCATTTAATGTAGCCATTTCAATATTACTATCTATAATATTGATAACAACATTATTCATTCTGTCTTGTAGAAATAATACTTCATCCTTTATTTTAACATTCAACTTAACCAATTTCTTAATTATTTCATTTACTGATTTGGTATAGGTAGTTAATTTCATATATGAAACCTCTAATTCCTTCATATCAGTGTCAATATAATTTATTATACCGCATTTGTGTGTATCGCGGTTCATAACTGACACCTTGTTTAATAGTTCATAATTTTTCCACATATTTACATTTACACTCTGATACCCTTTGCTACAACTAGGATGATTATCAATATTGAATTTTCGTGTGTACAAACTGTCATATTTACTATACATTTTATTCGCTATTGGAAATATTTGATTATCTCTTAATGATATTGTCTTATTTTTACTATTGTATACAAACCCGCCGCAATTTTTTAGTTCATTGCAACGAATTATTCCATCAACTTTGCTTCCTTTAAAAATATCAATCTCGTTTCCATCAGATGTCGTTGATTTATACAATTTATATTGATTGTTATAACTTAACATATTCTTTGGATATTCATGAAGTTCGTCATTTTCATCAAGATATCCAACTTTTCCAAGAAGTCCTGAATCGTTATATGGATTGTTTATATTTTTGGAAATCATTTGTGTATTTTTCGTTGTATATACTTCACCTATGTCATTTTTAAGTTCACATGAACTTACATTACCTTTTTTGTACTCTACCGCTGCGCATACAGAATTATCATCACATTTACTAATACAATCGCCTAATGATAGGTTAAAATACGTTTCGTCACTATTACTATTTGACGATGATTTTTCTGCCACGTTATAAGCGGTATTGTTAATCGTATGAAGTGAAGTAGTGGTTTTATTACCTATTCTATTAGGATTAACACATGCTGTTGACGCACCAACTAATTTCATCACTCCGTTTTTGAGAAATTTCATTTTATATTTTCCATTTTGTGACGACATTGATTCATTTACATCTAAGAATTCGTTACTACTCATGTACGAACGTTTATATTTACAGGTGGGATTGTTTTCAGGTACCCAATCAAATACAGTTATGGAATTTCGAAATACATTTTGATTTGACTGCCATAATTGATAGTCGTCTGAATTACGAATAAGTTTTAGAATACCATTATTATCTAATGATAGTCTACATGACTGTGTAGGCTGAACGGCGTTCATTTTATTTTCTAATTCTTCTTTTGCGCGCATAATATCATTGCTAAATAGTACATTATTATTACTGTCTACTACAGCAAAACAGGTTTCAAGTACTTTCAAAATGGGTGTATCGCTCGTTTGTTTCGTATTAGATGCCCATAATGGTTTTATTTTATACTGTTGTCCGTCTTGAATTATTGAATCTAATTCATTACCAACGTAACACTTATTTTTTCCATTTTCTTTACTCAAACTAAAAAAGGATTTGTTCATATTGATTGCGTTCTGACTACATTGATCAAACTTCATGTCACCAGTATATTCCATAACATTTGTATTCTTATAACAGCCTAGATACACCGGTTTATTCGGGATATCTATTTTATCAACATAAATATTTCTTCTAACAGGATCTTTTGAATTAAACTCAATAACTTTTGCTTTAATATTTTCTTTGATTGTATTATATGTTTCTAAATCAATATTAAAATCCAGAATAAGTTTATCTAGATCAGATATATGTTTATCGATAACCAGATTTTTATTGGTATTTTCAAAAATTATTTGGTTTAAACGTGACATAATTACTATATAATATGAATATATATTTTTATTAGATAGTTTGTTAGTTTGTTTGTTAGTTAGTTTGTTAGTTAGTTTGTTAGTTAGTTTGTTAGTTAGTTAGTTTGTTGTCCTTCTTACAGTATGTTCTAAATAGTATATGTTCTAAATAGTGGGCATTTTTAACAACTTTGTTGACATTAATAGTAATGCGAGTGTTGCCATGGACCATCCAAAAAAATACATTTTATATCTATTCATATCTATATTCAAATTTTCATTTCGACCATCTAGATCTTGTAAATAAGCATACTCCTGAAATAATTTTTCTCTCTCTTCTAAAATCTCTAGTTCTTTTTGATCATATATATCCATAAATTCATTGAATTCAACATGTTCATCGTTAGCTAATGTCATTTATTATATAATAATATTATAATAATATTAAATTATTTATTCTTACATATTCTATAATAATATGATTCGATTGCGTTCTTACTAGGTCTAAGAATTTCACAAATTTGACCAGGTTTCAACCCAATAATTTTTACAACCGGATCAAACCTAGATATTTCAGGAATACATTCATCATTTTTAATGTTATACTTATCCCGAAATTGTTTGTCTTCTAATTTTGATAATATACGATGGTTTGGGACATAAACATGGTTCAAAATATTAAACAATAATGATTTAATATTAATTACAACTACATGATATTCACTTGCGTCCCAAATATATTTCATATGGCTTTTAAGTGTGTCATTTGGATCTGTATTACTAATGATAATCAACGTATCATTAGAGGTTAGAATTTGTTCCAATGTAAACAAATCTTCTACCATTTCATCCATCACCTTTTTATTCAAAAGTTTGGGTTTTTGAGAACAAATTTCAAAATATTTAACATAGGTTTTGTTATTGGTTTTATTTTCAAGTAACATATCTAATTGTTCATTTTTAATCATTGCGTGTAATTCACTCGTCTTAAATCCAGAATACTCATCTATGTTATATCCTTGGGCCTCAAGCATATCGATTAGATTAGATCGTGCTTTATGTAAGGTTCCAAAATTTTCAGTATCATATTCATTGCTCATGTTTATAATATATAAATTTATTTAATATTTATTTCAATTTTATTCTTAAATACTGATATTTTTTCTATCATCGTTTCCATCATCGTTTCCATCGTTGTTTCCATCATTGTTTCCATCATTGTTTCCATCATCATTATTAGTAGTCTTTTTGTGATCATCTATCAATGATTTAGGTTGAAGTATGCTATCGTATTTTGATGATTCAATAATATCTGAAAGATTTTCCGTTGTTATATTAATCACATTGTCTTTTATTTCACTATCATCTTTACTTATTTTTGGTTCAGTTGGAATTTTATATTCCGAAATATCTTCTATATCTTCTTCAGGGACCGAATTAAATTCACTATCCATATTTGATGCGTACTCAGGACTAGTCTGTTCAGATATCGTTCTATACGGTACAATATCTCTGATTGTCGCGTGAATAACAATTCGCTCATCTGTTTTGTCAAGGATCTCATTTTCAACGGATGATATATTTTCCAAATCGTACGACACAACAGCTATATTCTCATCGTTTTGTATACCAGCTATAGTCCATTTACGCATTTTCTTGCTATCGTTAATATACGAAACATCATCTCCTTTTTTAAATTCTACTTTATTAGGCGATACGCTAACTGGATGATAAACAGAATCAATGCTATCAACGCTATCAACGCTAGCAACACTATCACGATTATTAATATCATTTAATTTCTTCTGTCTTTCAAGAATCTTAGCTTTATTTATAGTTAGGTTTGTCATATGTTTTCTAGGTTTGTTATGTATGCTGTTGGGTTGAGTGGCTCCAGTAGCTATATTATTCAGGTCCATTGAGTAGTTCATATTAGATAATTGATCTACATTATCTTCCGTTACTAATTTCATACTTATATTCATTGATTGTAACTCGTGTATAAGTAATTTTAAACAGTAAGGAATTTTTATAACACTGAATGAGAATCCAAATTTACTAACGTTAGTAATTACTGATTGTTCGCTGATAGGTTCGTTCAATTCAACCGGTCCATCTAATAGAGGACTGTAGAATTTATTCTGTTTTGCATTATAAATTGCTATGGATCCAGTAGTATTACAAACTGCCACTGAATATGCGTCTCCTCTCACCATGAAAGAATCCTTTAAAAATGAACTCATGCCATGTCCTATAACACCATCGCGTTCCATTTCACCTATTCGTAAACCTCCATCATTAGCGCGACCTTGTACCGTCTGTCGTGTCAATACATTTTTTGGACCTAACGCTCTGAAATTGATCTTATCTTTAACCATATGCTTGAGTCTCATGTAATATGTTGGACCCATGAATATATTACTGTCTAATTGATTTCCTGTTATACCATCATACATAATTTCATTTCCAGATGAATGAAACCCTATATTTGTTAATATATTTCCATAAAACTTTTCTTGGCCTCCTTTATTCATAAATGCTGTACAGTCGCTGAACGAACCTAAGTTAGTGCATAATTTACCAAGTAACATTTCAACTAGTTGACCGATTGTCATTCGGGACGGTATTGCGTGAGGATTAATAATTAAATCCGGTTTAATGCCATCAGCAGTGAAAGGCATATCGCTTTCAGGTATAATTAATCCAATGGTACCTTTTTGTCCAGCTCTACTAGCCATTTTATCGCCTATGCTAGGAATTCTCTCCTCTCTAATTCTTACCTTTGCTACTCTGAACCCTTCCTGGTTATCTGATATAAATGTTTTATCTACGTACCCTACTTGCCCCTTTTTAGTACCTATAGAAGCGTCCATATGAGAATCAGATGAATTTACATTTTGTGACGATTTTCCGATGACAATTTTTCTATCATTAACCAATGTATTTTCTTTAATTAAACCAAGACTATCTAGATCACCGTAATCATATCCAGGTTTTAATTTGATGGTAATTTCGTCATTTACGTTGTTAATACTTGTTTGACTAGTTGAACCTAGCACTTCACTGCTTTCCTCAGTTGTTTCATATGTTGTAAAATAGGTTGTTCTGAATAAACCGCGCTTAACGGAACCTTCATTTACTAAAATGGCATCTTCAACATTGTAACCATTTAATGACATGATTGCTACGATGGTATTTTCACCATGAGGCTGTTCGTCATTGCTAATAAACTTTGTGTATTTACTTTTAATAATCGGATTCTGACCATAATTTAATATTACACCCATCTTATCAAACCTATTTTGAAAATTAGAATGATATAATGAAACTGCTTGTTTTGTTTGTCCACATGAAAAAAGATTACGAGCAGGAGGATTATGTTCTGGGAAGATAACCTGATTTCCCAAAATTCCAAATATAAGTGAAGGTTCTATTTCTACATGGGTAAATCTATTTTTATGTGCTAATGATTTACTCTTCATATCTTCATGCTTTAAGCAAATAAACGCGTCGTTACTTTCAGATGAATCGATATAATCAATAATGGCAGGAGTCTTAACACCATCTACTGTAGATCCATGAACTATTTCATCCCATGACAAATTTCGCTTTAGCAATTTACTTATCACTGTTGGTTCCTGAACACTTAATTTACCACTATCCATGTAATAAATTGGTCTTAATAATCGTCCGCTATCGGTATATATAAAAATACTTTTCTCGCTTATATCAAACGTTACTGAAATTGATTCATGTATTTTATTCACTCTTCGGTTGTACTTTATATTACTTACCAATTCTAATGGGGATTCCGTCACACCATACCATGTACCATTTACAAATACTTTTATATTATTATTAAGATATTTAGTAGTACATTTGTCTATTAATTTGATATCAGAATTCATCAGCAACCATATTTTGAATTTATCTCCAGAATAATTGTTCGATATACGCGTCATGATAGAAAGATGTTTATGAGTACCAACATTACCTCCATCGGGGGTGTCTAATGGATCAATATAACCCCATTGAGACCCATGTAAAAGGCGGGGACCTATGATTTTCGCACTTGCGTCTAATGGTAAATTAATCTTTCTTAACAATGCTTTGTGTGAATTAAATGATAACCTATTTAGGTCTTGTATAATTCCCACACGTTTTGTGTGAGCAGTAGCGCCCCAATTTCCCTTGAATGCCTTTCTAAACCCTTTTTCTACATCCCGGTCATTGAAAAAGGTAACCAAATTATCTTCAAATAATTGGATAGTCTGTTCTTCGTTTAATATAACTTCTTCTTCATCATCTGGGTTAGTATAATGGAAATATATCTCATTTCTCTCAATATTCAAATATATAGATCGCTGTTGTTGTTTATAATACTCTTTAAACAGATCGTACATCATGTCCCCTAATAGCTCAATTCTTTTATATTTAAAATTATCACGATCTACTTCTGGTGTATCACCACTAAATACTTTTAGTAATTTATATACCATATCGCCAATACAATATGCTTTATTGATAAAATTATCTTCTCCTACATTTGGTAACAAATAGTTTACTAGGATTTCATATACCTGTGTTACTGTTTCCTGCTTTGTGAAAGATTTTATGTATTGAAGTGCTGTTTCCTGTGTGAAAATAATAGAAGCATCATGTACAGATGGTGAAAATAAATCTATGTATTTCTCGTTTTGTTTCAAATCTAATAAACACATTTCTATAATTTTCTTATCTGAAATGACCCCGAGTGCGCGCATAAGAATGAACAGAGGAATAGGTTTCTTAACATTTGGAACATCAACCACTATTTGGAATCTCTCTCTATATTCTACAGATGTACTCTCTGGATCATTTATTACACCACGTACTATATGTATCTTTAATGTTCGTTCCGGTTTAGAAACGTCTTCTGAAACAGTTCGGATGATAGCACTATGACTATTTTCATCATCGTCGTCATTTTTCTTAATATATAACATATTATCAGCAAATTTTTCCTGAGGAATGAAACATTTTTCTTTTCCATCTATAATAAAATATCCACCTTTATCATTTTTACATTCGCCCATTTGAAATGCGACACTTCTAGGAAGTTTACTTAATATACACATGTCTGAATGAAGCAATATTGGGAATTTTCCCAGAAATATTTTTGGAAAGGTTTTTTCCATAGTTTTTAATTCGCGCGTTACTTTATCAATTACAGAACAAACAACATGAACGTCGTAGTGAACTGTGGTGGCATACGTCATATTTTTAAGCCTCGCTTCATTTGGATACATATAATGATTACTCTTATCGTATATAATAGGTTGTCCATAGTATATTTTATCTCCGTCTTTACCTCCAATAAAAATATCTAATTTATACCTAAAATCATCGATATGTGCATCAAAATTTTTGTGAATTCTGATTGGGTTCGTTTCAACAAAAATTTGTTTCATTCCATTTTTAAAAAAATCATTATATGAGTCGATGTGATGACTTATAAGTGCGTGGTCATTTTCTTCGAAATATGTATTGATGATGTTCCATGATATAGTATTCAATACTCCGTTCTCCATTATACTATATCATGAATAATAATATTTATTATTTAAATCTTATTTATTTAGTTTTGTGTCATTCCTAAAATAACCAAAAGAAATGCTATTATAAAAGGGAATAATAGTAGCACCCATGAGACTGACTTCCATCCAGCTTTACAGATTAATTGTAAAATCCATGTCCAAAAAAGAACATATAATATATTAATTAAATAGAACATTGTAGTGTTGGTCATAGGACACGAGAAATTTCCAACGCATAATGTGTGAGAATTGTTGAAGTTTTGAATAATTAACATAGCCATCGCAAAAAGGGAAAGAACCAAATAGATGGTTGCTGGCATGCATAATTGCTTGAACGATTTCATTAAATCCATTTATAATATGTACAAACAAAAAAAAATACATTGATAATTTTAGTTAGGATATTGCTATAATTATTACTATACCATTACTATATCATTACTATATCATTGAGTACATATTATATACCAAAAACAATATGAAAAATAGTATAGAAACCATCAGTATATTAACGGTGGGATTGTATATATCGCTTTGATTAGATGCATTCGGATTAACTGGTAATTTATAACCAAAAAAAATACTGTAAACATTTCCTAAATAATATTCAATATTATTAACATGATTCCATAATTCTGGGAAAATATACGCCAAATCGCCTCGTAAAGCTAGAACGCTTATAATTACCAGAATAAAAAATATAAGATACTGTGATATAGTCATGTATTTATATAATATCCGGTTATTATTTTTTATTATAAATTTATTCTATATCAACGTGAGTTAACATATGCCTTCTGCAACACATTCTAGTCAATTTCAATTCATCTAACACTTTACCTTCAATGGTTTTTTCAGTATTGGTCTTCGTTAAATATTGTTCTTCAAATGATTCGTCATGAGATAATTTATGTTTATGTACGGTTTCTTTATAGTATCTATATTTGTCTGCCAATACCATACCACACGAAACACATTTTACAGGAATTATCATTTTATATATTCTAACATATTAATTATATTTAATATCAATTTTTGTTTTATTTTGATATTAAATAGCCATAATTCACTAATCATACTAATCATACTATTTCAAATCGTTCATATAGTTATGAATCAATATATCAGAGTTTACGTTTGTTACGATACCAGTTAATATGATAGATTCATACATATCTCTTAGTACTTTATCAGGAGCGGTACTGCCCACTTTTATGAATGATTTTTTGTATAGATAGTTTTTTATATTTTGTATAGATTCCATTCGTATATCTCTTTGTTCTTTTATAACTTTATTTTTCGTAATCATACTCTTAATGATAACACCTATTTGTTTTTTTGTTTTTGACTTGCCACATGTATATTTCTTTTTTATAGTTTTTTTCTTCAATCTTTTAGGTCCTTTATGTATTTTAGAGTCGGTTGTATTTTTAGAAACTATACTTATATTATCTACATTATCTCTATCATTACATATAATAGGTGATTGAAGATTAGATTTTTCTATATAATTGTTTGTTAATGTATGATCAACAGGACGTTTGTTCTTAATAGTTTGAGATCTCATCCAATTTCTGTATGTTGGTTTATTTCCTCCTTTTAAAATACCCCACGGAACGTCTTTTTCTTTTTCTTTTTCTTTATCATTTCCATCATTTGGATACTTTGGATATTCATTAGAGGTTGTTGCTGTTGTTGCTGGTGTTGCTGTTGTGGTTGACGTAAGGGTAGGTGATATAGTGGACGGAATATTCAATTGAAATTTGCTATGATTGCTATGATTGCTATGATTGCTATGATTGCTATGATTGCTAGTATTAGGTACATCCTTATCATTTAATATATCACTTGATTTATCATAATCAACAGACTTTTTCATGTTCTCATTATCTATCACATTTCTTAAATAATCAATAGATTCTTTGAACTCTGAGTTAAATTTATCATCTATCGGATATGATCTACGTTTCTGAGTTTTTTTATGATAGCTCTTTATTTTGTTTATGAGTTCTTTTTTTAAATTGGTCGGTTTACTTGGACCGGATAGTTTTAATGGAATCTCCGTCCTTTTATTTTTTCTAGCACCCATTGTAAATAAATTAGGATTTATTGTAATAGTTTTATCGTTCATATTATTTATAATTATAAATAATTAAAAAGGTTCTAATTTATTATAATTTATTTAAAAAATTGATTTGATATAAATAATATAATCATTGTAATAAAATGAGTTCAAATATGGACGACACTAACATTAAATTCGACAGTATAGAAGACCCATGGAGATTTATAAGGCTATATTTTGGAGAAGATCATCTCTCAAAATTAGTAAGACATCAGGTAGAATCCTATAACAGTTTTGTATTACATGATATGGAAAAAACGATTAATATGTTTAATCCAGTCCATATTTGTTCAGAACAGGATTTTGATATCAAAAAACAAACATATAAGTTGGAACTATATTTGACGTTCTCAAATTTTCAGATACATAAACCACAAATTCATGAAAATAATGGTGCGACAAATTTGATGTTCCCAAGCGAAGCACGACTTAGAAATTTTACATACTCGTCAAATATTACAATTGATATCACAGTTAAATACATTTCGCGGTCTGGGGAAAATCTTGAAAATGTCGAAACAAATTATAAAACACTCAAAAAGATTGTTATTGGAAAGATTCCTATAATGGTAAAATCAGCACTATGTGTATTGAAGCAACTGAATCATATCGATCATAATATTTCAGGAGAATGCAAATATGATGCTGGAGGATATTTTATTATTAATGGTTCTGAAAAGATTGTTTTGGGACAAGAACGAGCTGCTGAAAATAAAGTGTATTGTTTTAACATATCTAAAAATAGTACCAAGTGGATATGGAATGCTGAAATAAAATCAATTCCTAATGATAAATGTATATCTCCCAAACAAATTAATTTGACAATTATGAGCAAGAATAACGGATGGGGCCACGGTATTTATGTTCAATTGACGCGGTTGAAGAATCCCATCCCATTATTTATTATGTTTAGAGCACTTAATGTTCTCACGGATAAAGATATTTGTGAGAAAATCTTACTGAGTATTGAAAACTATGAAAGCTCTAACCTAGAATTACACTTTCTGAAAGCATCTATTCATGACGCAAATACAATTATGACTCAGGAGGATGCTATGGAATATATAACAAACAATGTAATCTATACGCCCATTAATATGGACAAAGAGACGGGTAGGAGAAAAAAGTATGAATTTGCTATGGATGTAGTAAATAATGACTTATTTCCTCACTGTAATACAAAGTTACAAAAAAAGTATTTCCTAGGATTTATGGCAAATAAAATTATTAGAGCATTTCATGGTATGATTCCTGCTGATGATAGGGATTCTTATGAAAATAAAAGAATTGATTTAACTGGCACATTATTGAATAATCTTTTCAGAAATTATTTCAATAAACTGGTTAAAGATATGCAAAAACAGATTAACCGTGAAATTGCAACGGGGTCATGGCGGTCAACCTACGACTACTATAGTATTTTAAATAATACGAACATTTATAAAATTGTAAAATCAACAACGATTGAAAATGGATTGAAACGTGCTCTATCAACGGGCGATTTTGGAATTAAGCAAATGTCTAACAAAGTAGGTGTAGCTCAGGTATTAAGTCGTCTAACTTATGCTTCAGGATTGAGTCATTCCAGAAGAATTAGTACCCCTATTGATAAAAGTGGAAAATTAATTCCCCCACGCATGCTTCACAACACCTCATGGGGGTTTTTGTGTCCTGCTGAAACACCAGAGGGACAATCGGTTGGTGTTGTAAAGAATTTGAGCTATATGACACATGTTACCATATCTTCAAATACTGAACCAATCATGAAATATATTGATACCCCTGATCTAGTTCGACTACATGAAGATTCCACGGATACATCAAATAAATTCTTAAAAGATAACGTTAAACTTATTGTAAATGGTAGTTGGATAGGAGTTGTAAAAAATGCGCATAATTATTACACATATCTAAAATCGTTGAAACAAAATGGTATCATTAATATTTATACTTCTGTTGTATTTGATGTTAAGAATATGGAAATAAGAATATGTAATGATGCGGGTCGTTTGACGCGTCCTTTATTTAAAGTGAAGGATAATAAAATACTACTAACTGATACAATTTTGAATGATGTTAGAAAAAAAAAGGCTAAATGGAGCGATTTAGTGACATCGCATAAATATAGCGAATCCCTCATTGAGTATGTTGATCCAGAGGAACAAAACCATACACTTATCGCAATGAATATCGATAAGCTACATAAAAATAAACAGTTTTCGTATTGTGAAATTCATGCGAGTACAATATTCGGAATTCTAGCATCATGTGTTCCATTTCCGGATCATAACCAATCTCCTAGAAATACATATCAATGTGCTATGTCAAAACAGTCAATGGGCGTGTATGTAACAAATTTTGATACTAGGATGGATAAAACAGCATATGTACTGAACTACCCAACCCGTCCGTTGGTTGATACTAGAATTATGGACGTCATCAAGGTGAATCAGATTCCTTCTGGAACAAACGTAATTGTTGCAATCATGACACATTCAGGATTCAATCAGGAAGATAGTATTTTATTCAACAAGGGATCTATTGATCGTGGATTATTTCAAGCCACTATTTATCACACTGAGAAAGATGAGGATAAAAAAATTCACGGCGAAGAGGAAATTCGTTGTAAGCCTGATCCCTCTAAGACGCAAAAGATGAAATTTGGAAATTATAATAAAATCAATAGTAACGGTATTATTCCTGAAAATACATTGCTTGAAAATAGAGATATTATAATTGCTAAGATGATTCCTATCAAAGAAAACAAAAATGATCATACCAAACTTATTAAATACGAGGACCAAAGTAAGATATATAAAACCAACGAAGAGACATATGTAGATAAAGTATATATGGGAAGAAATGGAGACGGCTACCAGTTTGCAAAGATTAAAATTCGTGCTGTTAGAAAACCAGTGATTGGTGATAAATTCAGTTCAAGGCATGGACAGAAAGGAACCATTGGAAACATTATACCAGAAGCTGATATGCCATTCACGTCTTCTGGAATTAAACCAGACATAATTATTAATCCACATGCGATTCCTTCTAGAATGACCATTGGTCAGCTTAAAGAGACTCTTCTAGGCAAAGTCCTTTTAGAAGTAGGATTATTCGGAGACGGTACTAGTTTTGGAGATCTTCATATTAACGATATTGCGAAACACCTTCAAGAGTACGGTTACGAAAGCAAAGGAAACGACATATTATATAATGGTTTAACCGGAGAACAGTTAGAGAGCAGTATATTTATTGGACCTGCGTTTTATCAGCGGTTAAAACATATGGTTGCGGATAAACAGCATAGTCGTTCTATAGGACCTATGGTAAATCTTACAAGACAACCAGCAGAGGGTAGATCACGAGATGGTGGGCTTAGATTTGGTGAAATGGAACGTGACTGTATGGTGAGCCATGGTGCTTCTGCGTTTACCAAGGATCGTATTTATAATGCGTCAGATAAATTTCAGGTATTTGTCTGCAATAAGTGTGGAAATATTGCCGCTTACAATGACACTTTGCATGTACATAATTGTAGATTGTGTAATAATCGCACTGATTTCGCTTATACCAGAATTCCATATTCGTGTAAACTGCTGTTTCAGGAATTACAATGCATGAATATCATGCCTAGATTGATAACCACCAAATAAAATAAGAGATGAACGATCTACAAATAAATAGCTTTACAATATTTTTTACAATATTTTTACAATATTTTTATAGATTATAAATGTCTGTTGATAAACAGGTAAAAATAAAAATCAATTGTATAAAACGATTAACTAAAGAGAACCATTATTACGATAATGAAATACTAAAAATGGCAGAAACTATTTCTGAAATGATAGAGATTGATCCAACTAATTATGAAATAGCAAAAAAAAATGAATTATTACAAGAAACTATAATCACACAGAAAACAACTAAAATATTGACAGTCCAATATATTAAAGATTTACAGATGTTTGTTGATAAACATTTAGAAAAAGGTGATATATCCCAGGAACTTATTGAAGAAATTAATTTAATTTGAACAATAATGATTGCTATTGTTTTTTTATATGGTTAGAATATATATATATGCCAACTAACTTCGTTTATCCCATCACACAGTCAGTAGCTACAATGGCGTTTTCATACACAAATGTTACCAACTCCGCTTCTAAAGGACCCTTTAGAAGAGCAACAAATTCTGATGTTACCAATTCCCATGCTGTAGCAGATTCATCTATGTACACGCGTTATATGAAAAATAAAACATCATTTAGAAAATAAATATAATCATTCTTATATATATAATATGCAAAAATATTTAGTAGAGTTTATAGGTACCTTATTTTTTCTTTTTACCATACTAGCTACTGGAAACCCGCTTGCGATTGTATCTGCTTTGTACATATCTATTGTACTAGGAGGAGGTATATCAGGCGGACATTTTAATCCAGCGGTATCTGTAATGATGACATTCGCAGGAACTTTACCAAAGAAGGAGTTGCCCATTTATATTTTGGCGCAATTTTTAGGCGGTCTTACCGCATGGTTGCTCATTTCATCCATCTAATGATTTGTGATAATTTTTAATTTATTTATAATTTATTATCTAGGTATAAATATATA